CATTCAAACCACATAAGGGAAGATATGTTCCCAATAAACCACAGAAATATAGAGGCGACTACAACAACATTGTATATCGTAGTTCTTGGGAGCGTAGGTTTATGTTGTATTGCGACAGAAGTGATGCTATTATTGAGTGGGGTAGTGAAGAGGTAATCATACCATATCGTTCTCCACTAGATGGTAAAGTGCATAGATATTTTCCAGATTTCTACATCAAAGTAAAACAGTCAGACGGCGCAATCAAAAAGATGCTGATTGAAGTCAAACCAAAATCACAATGTGGCCCGCCAACCATACCCCAACGCAAGACTAAAAGGTTTCTCAATGAAGTTCGTACATGGGGTGTGAACAAAGCAAAATGGGAAGCTGCAATAGAGTGGTGTAAAGATAGAAACATGGAATTCAAAATTCTCACTGAGGATCATGTAGGTTAGTCGTATAAATAGAAGTATGACGTACTTTGATGACTTATTAGAAAAAACAGGCGGTAATGAACGCTCGGTTGCTTGGTTTAGAAAACAAATCAGGGAAATAGGCGTACCCCCATCTCAGCAACTTATTAGAGAGGGATTGATTAGTCAGCGCCCACAATTTGGACGTATGAATTTTTTCCTTTATGATCCAAAAGGTAAAAACGAACTACCATATTATGATAGATTTCCATTAGTATTGCCTATTGGTGAGTCAGAATCAACTGGATTTGTTGGATTGAATTTTCATTATCTATCAATACCTATGAGATTAAAACTATTAAATATTGTTGCTGAATATTCAACAGATAGCAGAATGGACGAAAATACAAGAATTAGACTAACGTGGAATCGCATCAAACGTAATCCACTCGTTAAACCAACCGTAAAAAGGTATCTTGCAAGTCATGTACAATCTAGATTTCGTGCGATTACAGCAGAAGAGATGATGGCGGCAGTACTATTACCAGTGCAAAGATTTGTTCCGAAAGGCATTGAAAATAGAGTTTATGCAGATTCAAGAAGAATGTCAAAAGAGCCTAGGAGACTATAATGCCAACCTTAGATGAATTTCAAGCAAATTTTAACAGATACAGTGGGCCTGCATTTCTTAATAGATTTGATTGTTTAATAATTTCACCCTTTGAAGCAAACCCTGATTTTAGTATAGATAGATTTGTTTCTTATAGAGTTGTTTCACTAACATTTCCAGGCAAAAATATTAGAACTGTTACAAATGAAACTGTATACGGCCCAACCTACGAGCTCGCACAGGGGTTGACTTATGCAGAGTCCGTATCTATGACTTTTCATTTGTCAGCAGAACATAGAGAACGTCAATATTTTTTGAATTGGATAGATTTTATTTACAAACCAGATACATATAATTTAGAATATTACGATAACTATAATAGATCAATTGAATTATATCAATTAAATAAAAGTGACAAAAGAATATCTGGAATGAAACTTTTGAATTGTTATCCTAAAACGATAGGGCCTATTGAATATGCACAAGACGCCGGTGAAGTTGCAACTCTTTCTGTTGAGTTTGCATTTAAAGAACACTACCTATTGGATGCACAAGGCAATGAACTTAGTCGTGCAGATATTCCCCAAGTAAACAATTTAGATAGAGTTAATTCTAGAAGAAGAACTCCATTATCACCATTTGGTGCTTTGGATTATGATTTTTAATAATGCACAATAGGAGAAAATATTATGGCATTACCAAAACTGGCGACAGCCAAATATGAGTTGACACTTCCTTCAACTGGAGAAAAGATTCAATATAGACCTTTTCTTGTAAAGGAAGAAAAGGTATTAATGATAGCACAATCTACTGGTGGTCAAGAAGAAATTCTTATGGCAGTAGAAACAATTATTGACGATTGTACTTTTAACAAATTAGATGTTAAATCTCTTCCAATGTTTGATTTAGAATATATTTTTATTCAATTGAGATCAAAGTCGGTTGGGGCACAAGTAGAGGTAAATATAACTTGTCCAGACGATGGAAAAACTAAAGTTCCAGTAAAAATTAACTTAGAAGATATTAAGTGTGTTACAGAAGTTGGACATAACAACAATATAAAACTTACCGAAAATATTGGAGTTATCCTACAATATCCTAGAGTAACTAGCTTAAAAATAATCGTAGAAGACGATTCACAAACAGCGTTTAATGTGATTAAAGACTGTGTAAAACAAATTTATGACCAAGAAAATGTATACGAAAAAACTGACATGGATGACAAAGAGTTGGATGAGTTCTTAGATTCTATGTCACACGATCAGTTTTTATTGATGCAGAACTTTTTTGATACTATGCCTAAAGTGAAACATAGTGTTAAGGTTAAAAACCCTAATACTGAAGTTGAAAGTGAAGTTGTATTAGAAGGACTATCCTCTTTTTTCTAATAGCCCTCTCTCATAACAACCTAGAAAACTATTTTAGGTTAAACTTTGGGTTGATGCAACATCACAAATACTCTTTGACTGAGATTGAAAATATGTTGCCATGGGAGAGGGAGATATATGTATCTCTTCTGGTACAACATATTGAAGATGAAAATATGAAAGCTCGTCATGCCATGCAAAAAGGTTAATAAATATAGCATACGGAGAGAACTATGACAGAGAAAAAAACAGTAACCGTAGATGAAGAGGTTGCGAAAAAAGATACTAACGGTGATGGACACATTTCTTTAGAAGAATTGGAGATGGATTTGGAATTCAAAAGAAAAGCGCTTGAAGATGCAGATGCTCGTAGAGATGCTATGCGTCAGATGGCATGGTTTGCGTTATTTGGTATGTTGTTATATCCATTTGCAGTGGTGATTGCAAATTGGATTGGACTTGAAAATGCTGCAAAGATACTAGGTGATATGGCCGCAACATATTTTGTTTCTGTTGCTGCAATTGTCGCTGCATTCTTTGCTGGCAATGCTTACGCAGATAAAAAGAAGTAGGATACAAATAAATGGCAGATACTATTAGTGTTAGTCTTTCTAAAGTTTCAGACGAACTAAAATCAACCAATCTTCAATACAGTAAAGCAACAGAACAATATCGCTCTGCGCTTGCGGCACAATCTATAACATCTGGTGCATTGAAAGGTGTTGGTGGAGCTATTAAAGAAAATCTTATATCTTCAGCATCAGGATTTAGTTCTTTTATTGACCAACTAGAACAAATGCCAGTATTTGGCGCAATATCAAAAATCGGCAAAACCCTTGGCGGGAAAATGTTTTCTGCATTGCGACAAAGAAAAGAGGATGCTAATCTTGCAAAAAGACTAGGTATTACTAAACAAGAAGTTGTAATGAGGCGTAAGGAACAGGAGTTTCTAAGAAGTCAAAAGGAGGCGAATGAGACTCTTCTTAATGCTGCAGAATTGCTTGGATATACTCCAGAGCAGTTTGAAAAACTTACTGGTGCTAACGAAACGCAGGAGCTTAGCGCTGCTGAGGTTGAGAAATCAAGAGAAGATAGACGGGCAAACGAAAGACTAGTATCTGCTGTTGAGGGTGTTGGTGATGGTATTAACAATCTTGAACTTGAAGAAGATGGTGAATCTAAAGGATTTCTTGGTGGAATTTTAGATGGAATTAAAGGATTTATTCCAGCAATAGGTGCTGCTTTAGTTTCACTTGGAACAACTGTTTTGGGCGGACTAGTTGCTTTAGGAACAAAAATTGTTCTTGCACTCAAAGGTGGACTTGGTGGTGTTGGTAAACTTCTAAGGAAATTGCCAGGCGGTCGTGCTTTGGGTAACATCTTCAAAAAGTCACTTGGTGGTGTTGCAAAACTTGGAACTGCTGGTGCTGGACTGTTAAGTACCGGCGCTTCTGCTGCTGGGGCGGGTGTAAAAACGGCAGGTGGAATGGCAGGCACTGCACTAAAAGGAATTGGTAAAGCGGCAAAGTTTATTCCTGGCGCTGGACTTGCAGTAACAGCTGGTATGGCGTTATTTGATGGTTTGACTGCTGGTTTCAAAGAGTATAGTGAATCTGGTAGTTTTGTTGGTGCATTAAAAGAAGGAACTGCTGGTGCTTTGTCTGGTATTACTTTTGGACTTGTATCTCAAGAAACTATCTCTAATGGTATGTCTGCAATTGGTGACTTTGCTAAAAAAGGTTGGGATGGATTTACTAATCTTGCTAGTGGTGCAATGGAAGGATTGTCCAACATTGGTTCTAGTGTAGGTGGTTGGTTCTCTAGTTGGTGGAGTGATGAAGAAGAAGGCATCAAAGATGAGAATCAAAATGCAAGTGGCATAATTGGTTCTGTAACTGATAGTGTAAAAGCAACTGCATCAAGTATTGTTGATACTGTTGGTGGAACTTTAACCAGTGCCGCAGAGGGGTTCAACAACCTTACAGGGTTGAATATACCAACTAATCTAACTGAAATAAAGGATATGGTTGGCGGCACTTTAACTAGTGTTGCAGAAGGATTCAATAACCTTACTGGACTCAATGTTCCAACTAATCTAACTGAGCTCAAAGATGGACTCAAAGGTACATTCGATTCTATTGGTGCAAGTTTCACTAGTCTTACTGGTATTGAAGTTCCCACATTTGATGACTTACGGACAAAGGTATCTGAATTTGCAAACAACATGAAAGAGAACATTTCAAAGGGGTGGGAATCTGTTAAAGATACTGCTGGTAGTTGGTGGAAAAGCGCTAAGTCTATGGTTGGACTTGGTGGTGGTGATGAAGAAAAAGTAGAACCAAATAAAGAAAAATTAGAAAAACTCAACGATCAGAAAATGCTCAATGATATGGAGATGGAACAAATCTCTAATCGTATGGATAAAATGGAAAGTCGTGGTGGGCCAAAAAGTCGTTCACAAAGAAAACAATATGAAAAAGATCAGGCACGATTTGATGAGTTAATAAAGGAAGATGATAAAATAGATCGTGAAATTGCCAAACTACAACAAGCAAAAGAACCATCAACACCATATGAT